TGCCCTCAACCGGTTCAGGAGAAGACGTCCCGGGTTGACCGCCTGGCTTTCCAGGAGGACCGCCGCCCATCATCATTTCCATTTCCATTTGCTGTTTTTTTTGCGCCTCAAGTTCATAATGGTGCATATCGTTGTGATTGATTAATATGGTTTGATTAATTGGGTCCCATTCTTTAAACTCAGGACTCAGGATAGTTTTTGTGTGGCTTTCATGGTGAACGGCGTGGTTGTCATATTTATAATAAGGATCGTGGCTGACAACCTCAACTTCCTGGGTCTTTTCGTTCATTTTGGCAAAGAAGAGTCCGTCAATGACCGCCTCTGGTTTATCAGGATGATCAAGATCGACGATGATATTTTTCTTGGTAGCCAAAGCCACAATACTATTTTCACGTCCCGCCCGGTCCTCATGAATAGTATTTTCCATGGGTATCCATGACATACCGAAGCGTTTTAATAGCTCGTATTGCATCTTGGGTTTCTCGGCGATCGGCCCGAAAAAACCCTGCTCAATCAACTTCATCATAAATTGATTCTGGCCGGCGCGTGTAGATGAGGCTCCGCTGTCTAACTCCATCCGAACATCAGTATTGTCGTAGAGGTCGGCACCCTTAAAGGCTTTGGTTAATATCTGGTTGCCTTCGCCTGCCATCTTCAGGAGTCTTGTTTCGGTGGTTATATCCCGGGTAATGATTAATTGTTTCTTTTTCACCCGGTTCCATGATCTGTAAAACCTGTCGACGTCCGGCGTGTGACTCTTCTCCGCCGATTCCGTGAGAATGTCCACCATAATTCCGGACGCACTTCCCGACGGCGCTTTCCCTCCTAAAATATTCTTGGGATCCCCCGCCGCGTCCTGGATGTTTTCTATATTGAGCTTTCGCTCAACAAGGACCTGTTCCGGAAAAGGTGTTCCCTTGTGGACTTCCGGTTTTTGTCCTCCGGATAATAAAGCGTCATATTTGAGTTCTAAAAAGGATGTCCCTGCCTGTGAAATGCGCTTTACAGTGAGTTCGTTTGGCGTAAGCACGTAGGGCCTACCCAGGTCCTGCCGGTTGGCTGACAAGTCCTTATCAATCTCATTGATGTTTTTTTGCGGACTTATTAGATCATCAACGCTGGACGTTGCCCAGAAACTTCCCGGAGTATGATTGTATGAAAAATCCGTGACCGTATAAAACCACTGCCCGTCCTTATTGGTCTTGATAGGCATTTCGGTCTTATTCTCTAAAACCTGGCCATCAGAAACCGACGCATAGCGCCCCTTGGGATATTTCTTGGTGGGTCGGTATTCAACTTCCTGGAAGAGGACAAGCTTTTCATTATCCATTTCCGCAAGTCCGCCCTGTTCTAAGCTGCGCCCTTTCCACGGGCTCACATTCGCAACCAGGGTCATGAGTTGTTTTTCGTACTCGACCCGCATCGTGCTTTCGCCAGTTGCGCCAAGCGTGACATGATACGTGTCTTCAGCCCATTCTTTTTCCTTGAGACATTTGATACCGACATAACGTTTCTGCCGCAAAAGAAGACCCAGGGCAGGCACCACGACGGAAAACGGTAGAATACTCTCAATCGTAACCTCGCCCTTGGAAGTAGCTTTACCCGCAGCATCTACAACATACATACCGTTATCTTTATTGGCGTAAGTCCGCGCAAAGCCGTTGCCCGTTAAAATCACCCACAAGGCGATTAATTCTTTTATGTCCTCAACCTCTCCGCAATTATCGTTATCCATAGACGACAAAGCCATACCCCCGAGCTTGGCAGCGTCTTTGTCCCTCTGCTCTTCTGAGTTCGGCCAGATCCTTGCAGTATATTTTTTATTGAGGATGAGCGCTTTCATCGATCTCACATGATCGCGGATCTTATTTGCGACCGGCGTAGGTTCGTAGAAGTTCATGGGAAACTGATAACCGAACGTATTTGTCTCGGCAAACCATGATATCCACTGTTCGCCCAGGTAAAACAGAATATTGCGAAACCAGGTCATCTCCCGGATTGACTGCGAGTAATCCGCATCCTGTTTAAAAATGTCGGCAAAATCTGAAAGGACTTCGCTATCTTTTGGTTTTTGAGCCATTACGTCACCGGTATTCCACGTGCCCCATTAATAAGTTTTTGATTTGCAATGGCCAGTTCGTTCTCAGCCTTGATCTTTTTTATTTTATCCTTGGTCGTCGATTTCAATTCAGCGTTGGCCAGGGCGTACTCTCCCAGGTGTTTTGCGATCAGCGCTGCAACCAGATCCGACTCGCGCTCTTTTGAGGCCCGGCGGTCATAGAGATTGACGCCAAATTGAAAAACGATAAACAAGACCAGCACTATCTGTAATATTGTTGATTCCATTTAAAAATCCTCGGTTTAAAGTTTTCGCGAGAACTAAAGGAGACCTCTTTTTTCTTTTTCCACAAACTGAGTACAACAAACAGTCTAAGGATTGGCTTTAAAAAAGGAAATCTGTTAAAATAAAACCCAACAAAACCAGAAGGAACATACACAAAATAAATAACAATGACTTTACCGCTCTGGCCCGGGAGGCTCCGGGTTATATTGATACCCGTTTGAAGCAATCCGCCTTCGGGTGTTTTGTGAAATAGTTTCATTATATCAAGAAATATGATGTGACGGAGGATATGCTGTTACTTTGTATGTGTTACTACCAGCAAATCCGTCACCTATCTTCATCTCCACACGCCTTGAAATAGTATGGTTTATGTCATCTACTAAACATAGGGCCTTGTCTATTGGAGAATCAAATATTTTTTGTGCTGGCGCTGGTAACGATGGTGATGATAACAATAATAATTCGTAAGTAATATCTACAACGTTTTCCCTCGCCGCCGCCAACGTTTTTTTATGCCTGTCTAACCGTAACTCCAATATTTTTTTATGACGTTCTGCGTTCGCCCTTTCAATAAAATCAACCGTATCTACCGATATCCTGGTATTTCTATGAACCATTGTTAAAAACCCTCGGGTTAAAGAATGTTCGTACCCTCAACGCCCCGCGCCTGGCGATCAGCGGTTCTATAAATTTACTATTCTCCAATCATCTGCCAATACATCATTTATGGAAGGTACCCACATTGAATGAGATCCATTTACCATTTTGATTTGCAAATAGGGCTCGCACTTAAAAACACTACCGGGTTCCATGCCCCATGCTTTAGCTGTTTGCGCGTTGCAAGAAATTCCGTCGGGATATCCCTTTTGATAAACCACAAACATCCCCTTACCATTCCATCCACTTCGGGCTATCTTGTTCCCCATTTTTGCTGCTTCAACAGCAAGGCCAAAATTCATGGCATCGCATAGACGATATGCTATGAACGCTTCCGACGGACTCCAAGAAATGTACCCGTCCTCATACATAACCCGGTAGCCTTCTCGATTTGGATCTTCATCTTCCGGGATTGTCCAACCGCGTGATTTATTATAATCACCCAAATTCATGGGTTCGCCCTCAATAATCTTTGTTCCGATGTACTTTTTCATGCTTTGCTATCTCCTTTCAAGTTTGTTTATCATCCTCGGCCCGGGTAAAGGCGCAGCTTTATCTTTTTGCCGAAGAAACTATGTTGCGGAGGTTTCAGGTTGTATTTATACCCGCAACCCCGCACGTTGTCGCTTATCTGAGAACAATCAAGAGCTTTGCGTGTAAGTTCGGATAGTGGCGGACAACCCAAGTCCAGACATGCTGGGTTAGATCTTGGCGTTGCATCCCAAAACCCTTGATCACCCCTAAAGGTCTGTGCAAAATTATCCCTAAACTTCTGACTGTTCGACTTATGAGCCTTGCACATCATGTTCTCTTCCATCTTAATTCCCCGACGCCATCTTGATTATGTCTTCAGGAGACGCCCCTGGACGCGCCAGTACAATGTTGGATGTGTTCTTTTGCTCTTCCATGAAATAAGCAGAGACCTTCATTATGGCGTTGCACAGAATCATCATCGCCACATTATGGTCCGATGGAAAGTTGCTCACGTTGACGTTAAGGTCAGGGTAAACGTCGATGTTTACTGTCCCTATTGGTTTGGATCCCTGCTCCAGCTGTTCCTTCTCTTCACGCCTTTTTGCCTTAGCTTGTTTTTCGCTCATCTACAATTCTCCATGTACTCCTGTTGCATTTTGATTTGATTGATGATTTCGTTATATTCAGTTGTCGCTACCTGTGAGACAAGGTCAATTTTTGGTTTTTCAATCACGGGTTCTTCTACCAGGCTCATCGGGCGGGCCATAGCAATATGGCAACTTTCATCATAAATATGATCCGCCTGGTCCGTATTGGCTGTCAGTACACCGTTGGCATAAAAAAGATGGGCTTGTCTAACTGTCAGATAAAAGACCGGTTTCTTTTCTAAGGGTCCATCCACACTCATAACTACAGGTCTGCACTTCTCTGTGCTTGGCTGTTTTTGTGACAAATTCTTTCCCGCAGATCGGGCATATCTTTCGTTTTTTTGGTGCTGCCTGGCACGATAAAGAGCAGTATTTTTTTGAGGGGTGTTTTGTTTTAAAATGTTTGCCACAATGAGCGCACGAACATTCTCTTTCGGGAGTGTTTTCACGGCACTTTTTAATGTTCTCTCTAAGAATTTTCTTTCCTTTTCGGCTTCTGGCCCACTCAGCGTTGTCAAGAGCGATACCGGTCTCAATTCTTTTTTCGAAATGATATCTTGCGTGATCACCCTTATGAACCAATTCAAGGTTTTTAATGGCGTTGTTTCCGGTGTCATGGTCTTTATGGTGGACATGATACCCTTCTGGAACTGGCCCTTTTGCATCCATCCAGACTGCCCGGTGTAATAATGTGGTCCCAAGTTTTGGAGCATGAGATGGATGACACTCAAAATATCTTCGGTTTTTAAATTTTCTAAATTCGACTCCCCTGTAAGTTTGTTTTTGAACCAACATAAATCCTCCTTTGTGGTTAAAGTATGTCCTGATGATACCAGACACAAAGGAAGAAGTCCATGGTTGTTTATAAATATTTTATGGTCTTGGGTGCCATCTATCGTTTTCCCGTTTGATAAGTTTATTTTAATGGTTTTGTCATTTCCGGCTAACCCAGCCTTTAATATTTCGCGCGGCCCAATCGGTGTGTTAACCAAATCTCCAACAGATAAACATTCTATTGGGATGTCACCACCTGGCGTACTAATCAACGTACCGGCCACCAAGCAATCGATATCTTCAGGGTCATAATCATCCATGCACAGTGACGGAATCGTGGCGATAAAATGCCGGCATGTGTCATATATCTGCATCATCGGCCTTTGTTTTGGATCCTCGGGAATAGATAACCGTTCTCGAAATTGCC